CTGCCGTCGTTCATTTCGCTGGCGGAGGCTGGCCTAAATCGGCAGGCGCGTCACTGGCGCATGGAAAAGCGATCCACTGCGACGCTCGACAGCCAATACAGCGCGCTGCCAGCAGACTTCCTGCAGCCAATCCGGCTTTCGCTAACGAGCGGCACGACGTTTGAGCTTGAGTTGGCCAGCCAAGCCGACATTGTTGACATGCGGTCACTGGCAGCCAACAACACTGGCCGCCCCCGCTACTACGCGCTGACTGCGGGCGAAATTGAAGTATTCCCGACGCCGGGTGACGACTACACGCTGGAAATGACATACGTCGCCAGACCGCCAGCACTTAGCGACAGCAACGCCGACAACTGGCTGCTGACATACTATCCAGACGCCTACCTGTATGGTACATTGCTGCAAGCTGCGCCGTATCTGAAAGACGACGAGCGCGTCGGCTTGTGGAAATCGATGTATGATGGCGCGGTCGCTGGCATTATTGCTGACGGCGAGCGGGCAAAATTTGGAGGCTCTGGCCTTCGCGTGAAAATTCGGAGTTACTGACATGCCATTCTCGAACACTTACGAGACAATCGTGTTGAAGTATGCACTCAATGCCGACACCGTGACGCGCCCAACGGCGTGGTATCTTGGGCTGTTTGCGTCTGACCCATCAAGCGGCACGGAGATCAGCGGCAGCGGCTACGTGCGCAAGGCGATCACGTTCGTTGTGAATGGCAGCACCGCGACAAACTCTGGCGCGGTTGAATTTCCTATAGCTGATGGAAATTGGGGGACAGTCAGCCACGTCGCAATATTTGACGCGGCCACGTCCGGCAACCAGATTGGATACGCGGAATTGACGGTGCCACGTCAAATTGGACGTGACGATCAATTGCGTTTTTCCACTTCAGACGTTTCTGTAACATTAAGCTAGGGATAAGATATGACAACCTTCGTGAATAGGGCAAAAGTGGCCACAGCCACGATTGGCACTGGGGCAATCGCGCTGGGTGACGCCAGTCGGGGATTCCAGACATTTTCCGACGCTGGCGTATCTGATGCTGACGTTGTCCGCTACACAATTGAAGACGGCTTGGACTGGGAGATCGGCACAGGCACCTACACGGCGTCTGGGGCGACATTAACCCGATCCCTGACTGAAAGTAGCACCGGATCGCTTTTGGTGCTGTCGGGTGACGCCATAGTATTTGTGACAGCGGCGGCGGCGGACATTCAGCAGCCCCCTTCCGAGGGGCCTTTTGTTAATGGCGACAAGACTAAACTTGACGGCATCGAAGCTGGTGCAGACGTAACTGACACAGCTAACGTGACAGCTGCGGGTGCGTTGATGGACAGTGAGCTGGCATCTGTTGCTGCGGTTAAGGCCACTACAGGCACGTTTCTCACGGCGGACCAAACCAAGCTGGACAACATTGAGGCTGGTGCAGACGTAACTGACGCTACCAACGTGGCCGCTGCTGGTGCGTTGATGGACTCAGAGGTTACAAACCTTGCACAAGTCAAAGCCTTTGACGCCGCAGACTACGGCACTGCCGCACAAGGTGCTAAAGCTGACGCAGCGCTCCCTAAATCTGGCGGCGCTATGACGGGCGCGATCACAACCAATAGCACCTTTGACGGGCGCGACGTTGCTGTTGACGGCACCAAGCTGGACACCATAGAAACTGGCGCAAAATCTAGCATTACGCTCGGAACAGTGATTACTGGGTCTCGTAGCATTGCCAACGCAGACCTACTGGGAAACATTTTCTACGGGGTAAGTTCGGCAGCTACTCTGACAATCCCGTCGGGGCTTACAGGCACTGAACCCGCTACGTTCCAACAAACTGGGGCCGCTGATGTCACATTCGCCGCTGGGGCTGGGGTTACCATCCAGTCGTTGGATACAAAACTCAGCATTGCTGGCCAGTTTGGTTCAGTCTCGCTAGTCCCCAAGGGTTCAGACGTTTATGCACTGATTGGTGCATTAAAATGATTGCGCTTTTGCTGGGATCGGTATCGTCGTCTTCGCTATTGGAGTCAGGTTATGCCAACGTGCAAACGTTAACCGCGCCAACCGCACATCGCTACTGGCGAGTAGTGGTGGATCAGCACACATCAAATGGCGCATACGTTGAGGAAATAGAATTTAGAGCAAGCGCTGGCGGTGCCGACCTCACTAATCCCACGATGACGGTTTTAAGCGATTTCGGTTATAATCCTCCAGCTAATGCGTTTGACGGCAACCCTGCTACCGCCACGTTTGGAGTCGAGGGAGACTACATCGGCATTGATTTGGGGGTGGGAAATCCGGCTGCGGTTAAAGAGGTGGCATGGACCCATCAAGGCAGCTCACAACGGATGGTGACTGGTCGAGTAGAATATTCTGATGACGGCACAATCTGGTCGCGTTCATGGGGCATGGCGAAAACAACTTTTGTTGGCGGCAGCGGCACTGACGTTTGGCGATATGACGACGCGGCTAATGGTTTGATATTTGATCTACGAGCCACGGCTGATCCACCGACTGAACAGGTGAGCGGTGTGGCTTGCACAAAAACTGGCTCTCCTACCGTAAACACCACAACGCAATATATGGAATTTGCCGCTTATAACGTTCTCGGTCTTGCAATGCCCAGTGGCGATAATCGACTTTGCTCTGGCCTCGCTAATTGGACCGTCGAATTCCATGTAGACAATGCGACATCATTGCAGCAGGTTTTTGATGATGGCGCTGACCCATCGATTTTCAATCTATCTGACAAATTCGGGTGGTATAATGGCGGTGATGTTGCACGCTCAACGAATACGCTACTGGACGGCACTGAAACTCACTTTGCTCTGGTAATGCAAGACGGGGTGATGACGTTATATGCCAACGGGGTCGTGAAACCGCTCGACATAAACGTTGACCATACTTGGCACATAGAAGGGGCCGCTGTTATTGGCGGGAGCGGCACTCGCGTATTTGCTAGCGGTAAGTTTGGCAGGATGGTGTGCTGGAACTTTGCTCGATATACAGGAACATTTACACCACCGTCGGTGACTGATGTCCCGTTATATGAGGTTCCATAATGCTAGGTTTCAGCCCAATCGCCGCATCGCCAATCGCTACAAGCGCTCGCGTCGCCCAAGTTTATTCGGGTGGTGCGGACGTGTTGATTTATGCTATAATTTTGGCAAATGGGCAAAGTAAGTGGACGACGCAGCCGAAAACGCCGGAAATTTGGACCCCCGTATAAAACTTTACCCGCCCGACAACGGGCGACACATGGACACCCGCAGCGGTCGCTGCAGACAATTGGACGGAACAATAAATGACCACTTTTGTATATAGCCTACCCGTCGTAAACGGCAGCGAGGACACTTGGGGGGCAACGCTCAATACCAACTGGACTAACATTGGCACATTCATCGGCTCGCTTGATAGCGCGGAGCTGGCCAAGCTGGACGGGCTGACCGCATCGACTGCGGAGCTGAACCATAGCGTGGGCGTAACGTCCGCAATCCAGACGCAGTTGAATGCAAAGGCAGGTGACGGCACAACAATTTCTGCGGGTGGCGGCCTATCTGGCGGCGGTTCATTAGCTGCAAACAGAACAATCTCCCATGCTGATACATCAAGCCAAGACAGTGTTGACAACTCAGGCAGCATTTACATCCAAGACATTTCTGTTGATACTTATGGTCATGTTACTAGCATTAGCTCGACAACCGTCCCCAGCGACATAACAAAAACGTCCGGCTCCGCCCCGTACTATGGCTGTCGTGCTTGGGGAAAAGTATCAAGTGATGCACTTGTGGATGGTGGAAACTTTGCCTCATGGGCTAGCTCAACAAACACCGTCACATTCACGACAGCCATGCCACATGCAAACTATTCCGTTAACTGTAATAGCGGTGCCTACGGCGCTACCTTTGCAAGAAATATGACAACGACGTCATTTGAGGTTGTTTCGGTTTCTTCTGGCGGCAATGTTGGCAACCCAACAAGCTTTGAATTTACGGTAATCTGCTAATCTAAGGATCACACCATGCCGCTCGTTGAATTAACGCCGCCATCGGGATTCCGAAACCACGGCACTGACTTGCAGTCAGAGGGTCGCTGGCACGAAGGTAGCCTTGTGCGCTGGCATGAGGGTTCAATGCGCCCCGTCGGCGGCTGGGTGGATCGCACGGGCGACGTGGAATACGCAGCGCCTCCGCGCGGGATGCTGGCGTGGCAGGACAACACGGCAAACCGTTGGATCGCGGCGGGGACGTACGCAAAACTGTACGCGACGACATCTGGCGGCGGCACGTTTGACATAACGCCCGCAGGGTTTACGTCTGGGTCCGAAACGGCGTCGGTAAATACCGGCTACGGCGGCGGGCTTTACGGCACATCATTCTACGGGCAAACCAGACCCGACAGCGGCAATTACGGTGAAGCCACAACGTGGTCGATGGACAGCTATGGCCAGTATTTGGTAGCCTGCAGCAATGCAGACGGCAAATTGTACGAGTGGCAATTGGACACGGCCACACCAGCCGCGCAGATTGCAAACTCGCCCATCGATTGCAGCGGTCTGGTCGTAACCGGCGAGCGTTTTATCTTTGCATTGGGCGCAGGCGGAATTGCCAATAAAGTCGCTTGGGCAGACTTTGAAGACAACACCCAATGGAGCCCATCCAGCACCAATCAAGCGGGCGACGTGACGTTGCAGACCAATGGCCAGATCATGGCTGCCGTCGCGGGGCAGGGCCAGACGATTCTGATAACTGATCAAGATATACACCGTGGGGTGTATCAGG